AACTTCCAAGGGCTACGCAAGCTACTCCATGATCAAACCTGCCATTGGTGATGATCTCTTTGATGCTGCTATGGCAGCAAACTGGGGCTTGTTTACCCAGGGTGCACAAATGCCTGAGATTGTCGTACTGCAGGACGTGCGACAAGAAAGTGAATATTTTTTAGTTTAGGGTGCGTTTATGTCTTTGTTTAGCTCTGTTCTCAACTTCCTAAAGCCCGCAAGCGGCGAAGAAAGCACACCACCCGGTGCATTACCTGAAAAAAACACCTTTGAAGGTTCCTCAACCAGCGATGAAAACTCGTTCCTGAATGGGTTAAATACAGAGCTTATGGTTCATCATGGTTTGGTGGAAGACATCCGCGCTTTGCGCTCGATGTACCGGGATGATCCCCGGATGACAAAGATCACCAATCGAACAGCAAGAAGCATGGTGAAAGGTGGCTTGCAAATCAGTACATCAGCCAATAACAAATTATTGATCAAGAAGTTTAACGAGTATATGAGGCGATGCGGCCTCAAGAACCGGCAAGCGCTTGAGTCTTATGGGAGAGGATTCTTTATTGAGGGAAATTTGCCGCTCCAATGGGTGATAGATACCAGTAACCCGTCAACACCACGCGTGGTTAGGGCGATCAGAATGCCAACTGAAACCATACGCCCTAACGTATTAAAGAATGGCCAGATTGCAGATGTGAATGAAGCCTACATCCAGCGCAATGCAATCACTGGTGAAGTCTTGGCTAAATTCCCACTTTGGCAAATGAGTTTGGCGCGGCTCTGCCCAAGCAATTACGACGATATGAGCGCAATGGGCACGCCCTATATGAGTTCAGCCCGTGCGATTTGGAAAAAGCTGGCGAGAACTGAAAAGGACATGGTAGTACGCAGAGCATCACGGGCACCCCAGCGGATGGCTCACTCTATGCCAGGCATGAACCGGGATGATCTGACAAAGTACAAAAACGAAAATAGACGCAACCAGAGCCACGGGAATAATTCAGATTATTACTTCAATGTTGAAGGAGCGGTAAAGCCCATTGAAGGCGACGCAAACTTAGATCAAATCGCCGATGTCACCTACCTGCTGGACACTTTTTTCTCGGGTTCACCAGGTGATAAAGCGATATTTGGCTACGCCAGCGGAATAAGCAGGGACATTCTGGAAGAGCTGCGCCGGGACTATCACGAAGAGCTGGATTCAATGCAAGACACCTTGGCCCAGGCCTTCGATCATGGCTTCAGGCTCGATTTGCTGTTGCAGGGTATCAACCCAGATAACTTTACATATGACTTGGTATTTGCCGAACGCAACAGTGAAAGCTTGAACCAAAAAGCTGATAGAGCGCTGAAATTAAAAGCACTTGGCGCATCGTCAACCACTGTCTTTGAAGCGGCCGGACTTGATCCAGACAAAGAGCTTAAAAACCGTAGGTACGAAATGGATTCTGGCGATCCCTACCCCAGCCAAGATGTCGATTTAGACAACCCGCAAAACATAACGGTGGTGGAAGGGAATGGCCGCAACGGCGAAAGTCAAACGGCGGTGAGTAATGCCTGATAACAGCAACCAACGCGCCGCTGCGATTCGGCGCGCGCAAATCGAAAGCCAGCGGCTACTGGTTCAACGCTTGAACCAAATCGAACAAGAGGTGCTGGTTCTTTACCGCGAAGCGACCGAGCGAATCGCTGAACTTATCCTAAGCGCTGCCAGTGTTGATGGCGTATTAACTGTGGTCAGTGTTTCAGTCGTTAGCTCAGCGATTAACCAGGTATTGGATGATCTATCCGGAGCCCGCACGGCAATACTGAATCAGGCCATTGATGAAATGGTGGATTTAGGGCTATCGCCATTTGATGGTGAAACCGGCCGCATCGATCTGGACCCAATCCGCTCCGATACTATCCAGCAGATAAGGCAGTTTGCGGCGAACGATGGGCTTAAACTCACCGATCGCGTGGCCCGAGTAGACAACGCCTTAAAGCAACGACTAGTTACGGCTTTAGAGGAACGTGTTTCGGCCGGCACGGCCTATTCCCAAGCGGTAGAGCGCTTTATTGGCACTAACGATATCCCGCAAGACGTGCTAACACTGCGCGGTGAAGGCGCTGCAAGAGCTGCTGCGCAAGATGCCAGAAACGAGTTGGACGGTGGTAAACAGTATCGTGCGGCCCTGCAGATCATCCGTACGGAGTCGATCCGGGCTAAGGGCTTGGCACACCGCAGCGCCTCGGCAGCACACCCAGATATCGTCGGCATGAAATACCAACTATCCCCGCGCCACCCTCGGCCTGATATCTGCGATTTACACGCCGGTGTTAACCGCTACGGCCTAGGCCCAGGAGTGTATCCGCCAGACCGCAGCCCATGGCCTGCACACCCTAATACACTCAGCTTTGAGCAAGTCGTCTTTAAAGATGAGATTACCGACGAAGACCGGAACGGCAAACAAAGCCGTATCGACTTTCTCAACCGCCAACCACTGGAAATGGTGAAAGAGGCACTAGGTGGCCACCCGGCCAAACTCAAGGCATTTCAAGCTGGGTTGGTTAACGAGCGATCCATAGCTACGCCATGGGCAACACTCCGCAAGCGCCTAATCACTCAGGGCGTGGACGTTGGGCGTCTAGAAAACTAAACACACAATTTTATAGTTGATTTACACATTTTTTTATTCTAATATTGACTTGTCGGTAGGGCGTTATCCCTCAATTGTCTCCCTACCTTCACACGGTTAACACCGTGCTTTCACGGCCCCGCCGGTGGCATAAAACCGGCGTTTTAATTGAGGGTCGATCTATCATTCACATCATGCTTGGGCTGCTTCTGCAGCCTTTTTTTTGCTTACACCCCGCCTTCTCAATTACACCGCTTCATCGTAGTGCGCCACATCCCGTAAAAATGCGAAAAAGCATAATTTAATATGCGATAAACCACTTTTTTGTGTTGCCATGACAATTCAGCCGATTAAGCGTTTATCTAGCAAAAAACAAGAAAACACCAAGATGCTGGCGGCGCTAGAAGTAAGCCGCGTTAGCACCGAAGCGCGCTCAACGGTAACGCTTACCCGCGCGGGAACGTTCTACGATTCGCGATACGGTGAATTTGAAATCACTCTTGCTCAGTTGCATTCGATGGTCGAGAACCACGCCAACAACGTAACGGGCCAGGACGTGCTCTTAGATATCGAGCACCAACGCGCACAAAACCCTGGATCACCAGGAAAGATTTCCCGGCTATTCGTCGATAACAACCGGTTGATGGCAGAAATTCAGTGGACCGATTTTGGCGCTGAAATGGTCAATCAGCGAGGGCTGGTGTATTTGTCCATCGAATACATCGACGACTACCAATCTAACGAAGCCCCCTACCCCAGCCATGGCCCTACCTTGCTAGGCGCTGCACTGACGACAAGGCCAGTCATTAAAGGATTGGACCCCATCGGCCGAATTCAGTTAGCCACACCGGACAGAGTGGCCATCGAGCCCACCACAAGTAAACAACTTAGTGAAAATTGGAAGCAAAAAACCATGTGGCTAAAAATTCTCTTAGAAAAACTGCGCAAGCTTAATTTATCTGAATCGATTGCCGAACGACTCTGTAACGAAGCAAAAAAACTGGCAGAACAGCGCGGTGAAAATGCTGACACCGATGCTATCTCTGCTGCCTTTCTTGAGTCGGGGCGGCAGCTGTCGGAAATGTCTCCGGCTGAGAACCAACCCATTAACTTATCCGTTAACGTTGGTGATACTGAAAGTGTTGCATCGGCGGTGGCGGCTGAGCTCGCAAAACGCGATGAAGAAACTAAGCGTAAGGAAAAGGCGCTTAGCGAAAAGCGCGAAGTCTTCTCCGATGTAGTAGAAAAATCAGAAAAGCTTAGCGATAAACAGAAAAAAGAGCTGAGCGAAGGCGTACGCGACATTATCACGGCTGAAATGGGCGATGACAGCATCAAAATGCTGGCCAACCGTGAAGTTGAGCGCGCAGAGCATCAAAGCGAGTCTGATAGCGTTAATCGCCAATTAAGCGAATTAGGCTGGTCTGGTAACGTCGCTGGCTCTGTACGCGTTGAACCAGGCGATGTTTCAGATATCCGCAAGTTGTCACAACAAGTTGGTGAGGCTCTGCGTAAGACAAGCGAGTATTCATCAGCCAACAATAAATTGCCCGATGAAGAGAAGCTGCCCACCTACGCAAAAAAAGTGCTATCGGAATTTGACTTTAAGCATGCCGGCCGTTTGCAAAATGAATGCCGCATCCTGTCCGGTGAAGTGACTTCAAATGGAATGGACGTGCCGTCTGTCGTCCAGCGGCAATTGCTGGTTGAATCGTTCCACGATCTTGCCGCATTGCAGCTTGCCAACACCGATGTAGACCTGACCCCGGCAGAAACCCATCGTATCCAGTACGAGGTGCGCGGAAAGGTCAACTATCATAATGACGGTATCGTTTCTGAAGGTGGTGGTGTTCCCAACAGCGGTATTACCCATCATGGTGAAGACGCGCAAATCAACGCGGTAAAACTTGGCTTTGAAATCTCAAACGAAGCCGCGTTTTTAAGCCGTGCACCTACCGTTAACTGGGATGCAATGTCACGCGGTATTGCGTCCAACTCACGCGCGATTCAGGAAATTTTATCGCGTTCGGTAGCCAACGAATGGGTTCGCTCTTCGGATGATTTTGGCAGTGTTCCAATCGTCAACGAGAGCTTAGGCAATCAATTTGCACAGCCGCGAACGCGCATTAAGACAGTGCACTTCCCGGTTGTCCGGCCTAAACAGGTTCAACGTCTTAATGGCGACGCGGTGGGCGACGTAGCAAACCCAATCGCAGTGGTTATTAACGACACCCCAGTAACGCCTTGGGATGGCTCAGGTCGCCAGGAAAGCAACAAAATTTACTGGACGATTGAAAACCTGAATATGGGCTATTTGTCATTGGTTGACTATCAAGGTAGCCCTGTCCAAGTACAACATGAAGACGGCAAAGTCTCTTCAGTGGCTTACTCTTACGCCACCAACGTTCGCGTATTCAACACCGATCTGCCAAATGGCATCGATAAGCGCAAGCATTTAAACGATCTGTTGCATTTGGTTCAGGTTAGCAAATCCCGACTTGGCACCGATCACTTTATCGAGCCGAATTTGGCATTCATGAGTAGCTCAGCACAAGCCGATGTAAGCTTTGCGAGTGATTTTATTCCACTGACTCACAAAGCTGGTTCAGCACTCAACCCAACCTCGGGTGATGTGCGATCGATTGAAGGCTTGCCAGTCTTTTCCACCAACGCACCTGCACTTGATCTAGGTGATCAACGCATTCTCATTTCACGCCGTGGCAACATCTTTTTCAAGTTTGCCCGAATGCTGGAATACACCAACTTCACCGAAAAGCGGAATGAACATGGTGAATTGGTGGACATGAAACAATCACTAGGCCGGGTATATCGCTCGATCCATGTTCCGAAGCCATGGCAAGGCTACAGCACCAGCGTACTCATGTACTCAGAAGCTGCACGGACTGCAGCGTAATGGCCGAAGTACCCTACACCAACAAAAAGGCCCACCCGGTAACGGTGGGCTTGAAGACCATCCTTCCTGGTGAAACTCGCCTGGTTAATTCTTCATTTATTGCGCCTGTATCGGTTAAGCCGATTAAACAGGCTCAGACTGAAACCCAGGAAGACCCGCTGTTATCAATCCTGTCGCTATCAGTCGCCAACGCAACGCCCAAGCTAAAAGACCTGTCGACAGCTGACCTTGAAAGCCTAATCAAGTCAGAAAAAGCCGGAAAAGACCGCGACAGCATGTTGTCAGAGCTGGAGGCCGCTATGCGTAGCCGCTTCGCGGACGATGACGGCAGCGACACGCGCGAGCAAAACGGCGGTACCGGGCAGCAATGATTGACCTGTACCACCTCATCGACCTACACCGCCAGCGTTTAAGTGACGCTGGCATTGAAGGTGGTCCGCTTGGCGATGAGCAAACGCTGAGGCGACACGTTGAGCATGGGTTGAGGCGAACGGCTCTTGAAAAGCGTGGGGTTCACAGTCTCCACACGGTGGAAACCAAAGCCGGCATTGCGTTGTATCCGGCACCCAGTGATGTAGTGGATGTTATTAGCTTTGATTGGCCGGAAATGTCGTTCGATGCTTTTGAGCACTCACCGCCGCCAATCATCACCACCCTGATTCACGACGGCCAGAAGCATTTTCAATTTTCACCGGCACCCACGGCGCGTGATGTTTCCG